TGATTGTTGGCAGATGGAGTACCTGAAACAATACTCTCCCCAAGAACAAAAGCATCTGCTCCACCACAATCACTGAAATTATTCCAGAATGGTTGACCTTCAGATTCAGCATCTTTTCTTATAGTCCATATAAGCTCTTTGCATGGATGATTGAAATTCATTCTAATACTCTTCATTGCATCGACTCCACCTTTAGTTATAGTATCAGAACCAGTGAATTGAAGTTGTTCAATTAAATATTCATGAGATAATTGAGCAAAACGTCTACGTTCATCTGTATCTAAGAAGATATAATCAACCCATAAATTAGCATCATTTAGTTCAATATCTGCTGAAGTGGAGAACTCGACAGCAGGACTGCCTGTAATAGATGCATTCACTACATTAAATGAATTTATTTGTCTATTACCATTTGATTGTACGGATTCATTATGACAAATGTTAGTTAAGTTTGTATCAACAAGTTTATCACTGGTTTCATATTCGATATTAATTTTAACTTCGTGATATTGGAGGGCAATTAATGGTAGAGCTAAACCTACATTGCGGCAAAACCAAAATTCTAATGGAACATATAATTCGTAAGTTTTAGATCCTTCTAATTTAGTACATTGATTTTCTTTGTTAGCACCAATCATAGTATAATAACCATTTCTTTTACCATAAGATAAAGATAACTCATTCCAGATATATAACCATTCCGAATAGTGTTTATCTATGCGTTGCCCTCCTATTTCTAATTCTACAGTTTTGAGTAATTTTTGACCAACATGTGGGACTAATGCAACACTTTTAGCTGCACCTGATGAAGCGTTGGTATTTTTAATTGTGGCGTGGAAATATACACGATGTATTAAGTCACCATTACGAGTTATTTGGAAGCTTGCACGAGAGCCTAATGTATTGCTCCCCGTTGGAGTTTGTTGGATTGCTTCTATTGCGAAGTTAGTATGGCGACGATATACTACTTTAAAAAAAGTAATTTGTGGATTACCAGTTAAATATACATCTTGTGCCCCATAAGCTACTAATTGAAGAAGACCACCACCCATTTATGCTATATTCTTTATACTATTATAGGAGAAAAAAAAGTATGATATTATACACAACGTATAATATTTTACTATTGTAAATTTAGTTAGAGTAAGCTAGACCACCCATACCAGATAATATACGTAGTACGTTATAGTTTACAGCGTATACGCTTAGAGAGCTTGCTTGAGATTCAGTTAAATTTAATGTTAAATTTAATGCTGCAGTATCTATACGAGACATATTAAGAGTTCCACTTGGTTGATGTTCTTCTGGCTTGAGAGCAAAAGAATACACGTTAATTCCTTTATTAGTTGGTGTGTTTTCGTGATGTTGGAATGGTTGTATTAAATTGAAATAAGATCCAGGTCTTTCAGTGAAACGATCATTTCCATTTAATACTATTTTGGCGGATTTAATTGGATTTATATCAGTTTCAATGGCTTTTAATGCAGTTTCTACAGCTGAAGCATTCGCTGCACTTGATGCTTGATTATTGGTATAGTTGAACCAATTGGTATTAACTACGGCTTGACTAGAATTATCTGCAGTAACAAACCAATATAATTCTTTACAAGGATGGTTGAATGATAATTTGGGCTTAGCTGTTGTACCTTGTACCGATTCGGTACCTGTAAATTGAAGTTGTTCAATTAAATACTCATGAGATAATTGTGCAAAACGTCTACGTTCATCGGTATCAAGGAATATATAATCAACCCATAAAGATGAAGATGCTAATTCAGGTGCTATACTGCCATCTAATGCACATTTTGCTTCAGTTTGAAATAATATATTTACTTTAACTTCATGATATTGAAGAGCAATTAATGGAAGAGCAAGACCAACATTGCGACAAAACCAAAATTCAAGAGGTATATATAATTGTCGATCACCTTCTTCTCCATCTTTATTAATCATTTTATAGTAACCATTTTTTTTACCTTCAGGTAAAGATAACTCATTCCAGATATACATCCAATGAGAATATTGTTTATCGATTTTTTGACCACCAATTTCTAATTCTACATAATCTATTAAACGTAAACCAAAATAACCACATGCTTTAGACCCTCCTGACCCTTGTTGTACAACTAAATACATACGATGTATTAAATCTCCATTGCGAGATATTTGACAAGTAACACGATTTCCATATCCTGGATTTCCATTAAAAGTTTGCTCAATAGATTCGATTGCAAAGTTAGTATGACGACGATATACTACTTTGAAAAATGTAATTTGAGGATTACCAGTTAAGTAAACGTCTTGAGCACCATAAGCTACTAATTGAAGAAGACCACCACCCATATTGCTATATTCTTTATACTATTATAGGAGAAAAAAAAAAGAACAATATAACACAATAAAAATACAAATTTATAATATATTAAAAAAACAAGTTTAAACTATTTTTAATTAGAATAAGCAAGACCACCCATACCAGATAATATGCGAAGAACATTATAGTTAACAGCATATATATTTTGACCAGTATAAGTTAGAGTACTATCTACATTAACCATCAATGTAGCAGTATCAATACGTGACATATTAAGAGTACCACTTGGTTGATGATCTTCTGGTTTTAATGCAAAAGAGTATACATTGATACCAGCATTTGATGGTATATTGGTGTGATGTTGGTATGGTTGTACTAAATTGAAATAATCTCCATTGCGTATAGCAAAACGATCATTTCCGTTTAATTGTAATATCGCGTCTTTGAAAGGATTTCCAATTTTTTCGTCGCCTGCAGTAGTTGCGTAATTATACCATTCGCGAGTATTTTCAGGTGTTATTTTAGAAACCCATATTAATTCTTTACAAGGATGATTAAAATTTAATTTTGTGCGATTGCTTCCAGATACTAAGTTTTCTGTACCTGTAAATTGAAGTTGTTCAATTAAATATTCGTGAGATAATTGAGCAAAACGTCTACGTTCATCAGTATCTAAGAAAATGTAATCAACCCATAAAGATACATTCTTAATGTCAATTACTTTAGATGCGTCACTTAAGGTAATAGAACGATTTGCACCAACTATACATTTATTTTTTTGTTCAAATTCAATTTTAATTTTAACTTCGTGATATTGTAGCGCAATTAAAGGAAGAGCAAGACCAACATTGCGACAAAACCAAAATTCAAGAGGTATATATAGAGTGGTATCAGTTGTTGCTGCAGCTAATACATCACCATATTTGCCTACCATTTTATCGTATGCATAGCGTTTACCTATAGGTAAAGATAATTCATTCCAGATATACATCCAATCCGAATGATGTTTGTCTATTTGTTGACCACCAATTTCAATAATTACACTTTTAAGTAAACGTAAACCTAAATAATGAACATATTCATCTGTTCCAGAACCTGTGACTGCTGGTACATCTAATTGTAAATACACACGGTTAATTAAATCACCGTTGCGAGATATTTGACAGGTAACCGTATTACCATAACCTGGATTGCCATTGAAAGTTTGTTGAATAGCTTCCAATGCAAAGTTAGTATGACGACGATATACTACTTTAAAAAAGGTAATTTGAGGATTACCAGTTAAGTAAACGTCTTGAGCGCCATAAGCTACTAATTGAAGAAGACCACCACCCATATTGCTATATTCTTTATACTATTATAGGAGAAAAAAATATAAATTAGTACGCGAATAAATTTAATATATAAAACTAAAATTTAATAATTCTATTATATATGATGTTTAAAGAAAAATCATCAAAAAAGAAAATTTCAATTGATTCAAATGAAAGCTATACATTAGATGCGATGCATAATAATATGATAAAAAAATTTGAGAATATTAATAAAGATTTAGAACATTATAATAGTTTATTAAATGATTATGAAAGTAAGTCAAATATAATAAGTAGAAAATTGGAATTAGAAAATGATGATAAGGATAAAAGATCGCAATTATGGTCAAGTAATATAGAATTGCGTGAAAATATAATAGATATTAAAAGTAAAATAAAAAATTTAACTAATAATTACGACGAAATAGAATATTATAAAAATACAAGCTATATTTTATTTCAATATTACGATACGGTTGATAAACAATCACATATTAATAATTCATTAGTTGGTAATGCAAATATTATAAAGTCTTCTTCTAATTTACCAATAAAACAAAATAGATCTTATAAAAATGAAAATAAAAAAAAAAAAAATATAG